CACAGGCTCGTATAGAAGAGATAAGAACAGATCAAATTGCTATGCAGACAGCAGTGCAAGAACGTGAAGCACTGTATAAGCATGACATTGAGATAGGTAAAGGTGCATCACAGTGGGTAATTAACATGAGGGCTTCTGTCCGTCCGGTCATTACCTACGGGATGTTTTGTATGCTACTCTTTGTAAACATCTTTGGATTTTTCTATGCATGGAAAACAGGTGTTCCGTTTGATCAGGCTATGGAAATTCTTTGGGATGAGGACTCAGCCATCATCTTCTCTTCTGTGATTGCATTCTGGTTTGGAAGTCAATCATTTAAGAAATGAATGTATCCAAAAAATGTATAGAGATGATTAAGCACCACGAGGGTGTTCGTACTCGTGGCTACAGATGCCCTGCTTTATTGTGGACAATCGGCGTAGGCCACGTAATAGATGCAAATCACATAAAGGTTCCATTTAATGAACGCAAAAGTATACCAATTCCCCCAGAGTGGGATAGAACCCTCAGCATGGCAGAAGTTGATGACATCCTATCCAGTGACTTGGCTTCGTTTGAGCGAGGTGTATTACGACTGTGTCCTTCTGGTCTTACTCAGTCTCGCTTTGACAGCCTCGTTTCCTTCTCTTTCAATGTTGGCCTCGGCAATCTCCAACGCTCTACAATAAGAATGAAGCACAACCGTGGTGAGTTTGGAGAAGCAGCAGAAGCATTCATGCAATGGACTAAAGCTGGTGGTAAAGAACTCCCGGGCCTTGTTAAAAGACGCAAGGACGAAATGAACTTATATTTAAGTGGCGATTAATATGGCGACTAAAGAATTTAATATGAAGCAAAAAGAAATCGTAGCTCGTAAACTGGGCTATGATGGACCAATGCAAATGTTTGATGAGTTTGTAAAATCAGACCCTGCCATGTCACGTAAGTACACTACGGTGCTTGAGAAATATATGGCTAGGGGCGGCATGGTCCGTATGTACCAAGAGGGTGGTGCGGTAGAGGTAGATCCTACATCTGAGCAAGTAGAACTTGTAAACACAAGCACAGCCACACAAACCACACCTACGGGTACTATCACTCCCCTGTCTCAGCAGGTGGCTCAGACTACGCCCACGTCACCCTTGGCACCTGTCATTACCCCTGCTCAGAATGTGGTCACTGAAGATCAGGTTCTAACTACACAACTAGCTCCAGCACAAGCTGCCTCTGTGACTGCAGCACAGGCTCCTACAGCCGCTACTGCTGCTGCCCCTACCACCACCCCAGCAGCCACAATGCAAGCTGCTGCAGCGGCTCCTAGCGTGTCTGGAACGGTATCTCAATTACAGCCTGCTCAAGGCGTAGTAAGTCAGCAGGCACAAGTTCAAGCCGCACAAGTAGAGCCTACCAGCACTGCCCTTGGAACACTTAAGGCTGCTGAGGGTACAGCTACCCAGATCACTGGTGCACCAATTCGGGGCGTACAGACAGGGGAAATTATTTCCGGTGCTGCTGTCGATAGGACTGCAGTAGAAGCTGCACTGCAGCAAGCAGAGGCAGCACAAGGTGTTGTAACTGCAGACATGACTGTGCAGGGTCAACTTAATACCTTGATGTCTACCTTTGAAGCTGGCAGTCCCCCGCCATGGGCTGCAGCTTCTCTACGTAATGTCACATCTGTACTGGCACAGCGTGGGCTAGGGGCTTCTAGTTTAGCTGGGCAAGCAATGATTCAAGCTACACTTGAAGCTGCACTACCGATTGCTTCTGCTGATGCTCAAACATACCAGCAGATGGGATTACAGAATCTGTCCAATAGACAGCAAGTGGCAATGCTCACTGCTCAGCAACGTGCTCAGTTTTTAGGACAAGAGTTTGATCAAAACTTTCAGACTCGTGTTTTAAATGCAGCCAAGGTTGCTGATATTGCCAATCAAAACTTTAATGCCCAGCAACAGATAGCAATAGAGAATGCCCGTCTTGCTCAGACTATGGACATGGCTAATCTAAATAATAGGCAAGCATTGGTCATGGCAAATGCTGCTCAAATTGCCACACTTGAAACTGCTAACTTAAATAATCGTCAGCAAGCGGCTGTAGCAAATGCTCAAGCTTTCTTGCAAATGGACATGGCTAACTTGAGCTATTCACAGCAGGCAGAAATGTTTAAAGCACAATCGAATGTGCAGGCCATATTGTCAGATCAAGCTGCGGAAAACGCTGCTAGACAATTTAATGCTGCCAGTCAGAATCAAGTTACACAATTCTTTGCTGGTCTTGCAACACAAGTACAGCAGTTTAATGCAACACAAACAAATGCTATGTCGCAGTTTAATGCTGACCAGTATAATACTGTAGCTAGATTTAATACTGAATCACAAAATCAACGTGAGCAATTTAATGCTCAAAATAGATTAGTGATTGATCAATCCAATGCCGCATGGCGTAGAGAGATTTCTACAGCTAACACTGCAGCGATTAACCGTGCCAATGAAATTAATGCACAGTCTGCTTTACAAGTAGGTTTAGCTGAGTATAACAATCAGATGCAAGTTTTCCGTGATAATATTCAGTACGCATTTACATCTGGCGAGAATAATAAAAACAGAGAAAACTATGTAGCGATTGCTGTGTTACAAAAACAAGGACAAGTAGAAGCAGCCAAGCTCGCATTAGAAGGCAAGATGTACGAAGCTCTTGGAAATGTCTCTGCAAAGATTATGGAGAAGACTGCAATTGCTGGCGATGCTTACTCTGCAATGAAGAGTGCCTTTGGTACTATTAAAGCTGGTGCTATTGCACAGCTAGGCAGAGGTGGTGGTGGTGCTGTTCAAGTGGACACTAGTGGTCTTACTGTAAATGATCCGGGATATGGATGGACATACTACACAGATGGCACAGCCATTGATCCCTCTGGAAATTACTACTATCAGGGTGAATTAGTATGGGTCGCTGGTACAGGCGTACCAGATATTGCTTATGAGGTAGACAATTCGTTTACTGACTACGGGCAGGGAGTCTAAAATGAATCGATATATTAAACAGCTAGAGCGTGTCATTGAAGAACGCACAGGTCAAGAACCTAAAGTTAAAACTAAAGGTTTACTTAGCCCTAAAAGTTCTGTAACGCCAATTAAAAAATCAGACGATATTATTGAGCGTATGGCTAACTATGTAATGGATATCCGTCAGAAACGAATGGAGATTAGAAATGGCAATTGATCCTAAGTTTCTAACTGCCCCTATTCCCGGTTCTTCCTTAACAGGCGAACCCGGAAATTATCCATGGGAGAATCCCCCTCAGTTTTCTAAGATAGAAGAGGTTATTGATTTCTACACTGAGCGCATGACAGATGATGATGTTGAAAGTGCAATCATTAGTGCACTTGATACTGGTATATCTGTAGAAGCTATGGCAGATCAGATTCTAAACTCTGGTGTCATGAACGGTGTTCATTCTTATGATATATCAGTACTTGTCAATCCTGTAATTCGTGAAATGATTATGTATGTTGGTGATATAAGCAATGTGGACTACATAGAATCTTATGAGAAAGAGGCTGTTAAAAAACGTGTGCCACGTGAGATTGCTAAAGAGATTGCCCGTGAGATTTCTAAAGAAGCACAGGCACCAGCACCTGCTCCGATGGAAGTAGAGCGTAAAGGATTAATGGCTAAACGGATGATGGAGGAATAATGCTAACCGCATTTGTAACTGGGTTTGCCAAAGGTGCAACCGAAGTAATAGAAGAAAAAGATAAAGAGATCCGTGATACCGTAAGCACACGGATGAATTATCTATTGCGTAAGCGTGAGAAGTCTTTAGAAGAAGCCAATACTCGCCGTGATGAACTCCGTCAACAGGCCAAAGATCTGCAAGCACTGTCGGGCAATCGTCTTACTGAAACACAAATTGCAGGTATCTTAGAGTCAGGACAGGCAGATACTGTCATCACTAACTTAAAGAAAGACGGTGCCAATTTAACAGACGAACAGACTGCTGGTCTGTTTACTCCCGGAAAAGATTACAAAGGCACAGTGCAAGATGTAGTAGGTAGACTGACCACACTAAAACCCGGGGCAGAAGCAATGCCCACAGAAGAAGTAGAAAAAGGTGCCTTTGGTTTACCAACACGTGCTGGGGCAGAGACACGTGAGAAGTTTGCAAAAGCATCAGGAGTGTCTATTGACGATCTGTACAAAAATAAATTTGATAAGATTGCTGAGTTTAAACCCGTAGGTCGATTAGATTTAACTGCTTTCTCAAGTCCAGAATCTGATGCTGCAGTTAAAGCAAAATTCCGTGATCACTTAGCCAGAGCAACACAAGGCTTAGAGCAAGGGTCTGATGATTACAACAGAGCAGTTGGACAAGCATTAAAGAATCCTGAAGTACAAAGAAGTCTTTCAAAGCTTCGGGCCATGATTGTAGTAGATAACATGGTCGATCCTGAAAAGAAAGGCGACTTAACCTTTGGCAACATCAATACTATCTTTGATCGTTCACTTAAGAACGGTCTAGATATTCTTGTTCAAAAGGGTGTAATTAGATTTGATCCCAGCAAGAATGACTATGTTCCAATTATTGGAGATGCGGATGCTATTGGTTCTTACATCGATCATAAAAATAAAATCATTAGAGATGCAGCTTTTGCAAATGGTTTGATTGATGAAAAAGGAAACATTACAGGCGGTCCTGCGGGAGAAGCAGCAAAAAGAGCATTGTCAATATATGCTGAGATAGAAAATAATAGAATTGTATCGTGGAAAAATGCTGCTCAAGGAAAGACACCAGCACGTACAGAGAATGCTGAATTTGTTTCTCCAGAAAAGTTTTCTTCGCAAGTAAATGCTATGGATCATTTATCTACTGAAGAAAAACAAAGGGCTATTGATGCGTACAATAAAGCCTATCAATTTAATGAGCGCAGACAAGCAGCAAGACCTCAAGCACTTCCGGGAACTGCTGCCGGTAAAGGTAAACCTATACCAAAAACAAAAGAAGGAAAGATTGACGGATCTAAACTTGTATCCGGTGAGACTTACGTAGACAGTAATGGCGTAAGTAAAATTTGGAACGGAACTAGTTTCCAACCTGTAAGGTAAAGGAATAACATGGCAAGTGATTTTGATTTGCCAGTTGTTGGTGTTCGTAAAGAAAAAGCAGATGAGTTTTCTTTACCGATTGTAACTCCGACTACTCAGCAAACTAACAGGGCACTGGGTTCTACATTTGAGATGGAGACAGGTACTGCGCCTGTAGCTGATGTAACTCCACGGGATCTTCCGACAAAGACAACTACAAACTTTAAAGATCTTACTAAAGATGAGAACCTTCAAATCATCCGTGATTACGCTATAGCAAGATACGGAGAATCTGGAAAGCAGAAATCAAAAGAATCTAACGAAGACTATGTCAAGCGTTGGATGACTTCAATGCGACAGTCAGAATGGAACACAACACTTAATGCTGTTCCTGAACTGAACTGGATCTACAACGCCAAGGTAGATGATGTACGTAAAGCTGCCAAGGCTCATCAACTATACGACACTATACCGGATTGGTACGAAGCTGGTGGACAGCCGGGAGTACGTCCTTTTGCTGAAGCTACATTTGCTGCAGTATCTGAACCAACTAATATCATTAGCTTTGGTATTGGTGCTGCTGCTAGATATAAAGCTGCACGTGAAGGCATTAACTTTGCATTGAAAAAACGTATTGCTGCTATCGGTGGTGCTGCGGCAGCAGAAGCTACGCTCGGCACTGGAGAGAACTTAGTACAGCAACAATTACAAATTGAAACAGGCAGACGTGAAGAATTAAGTTATGGTGAAGCTACCCTTGCAGGCAGCATCAGTGCTGTCTTTGGTGGTGCAGAAGCCCGTGCTGCTTTCCGCATGCCTAAGAAAAGTACCAAGGAAGATCTAGAATCTGTATTGGCAGGGCGCAAGTCTGCAAGATCTATTGAAGACCCAGCTACACAAAAATTAGTAGCCGACTTTGATAAAGAACTGGAAGACACTTTATCTAAGTTTGATATCTTTGAAGGCCGTAAGGTGCTAGATGAATTATCTCCACCCGGACCATTAACACAAGCAGAGATACGTACAGATGTCAATCGTAAAGCGATTGATGTTGCTAAGTACGTAATGATTCTTGATCCTACATTTCGTCCCAAGCAAGGACAAAAGATTAGCGATGCGGTAAAAGATGTTTTTATGACAACAGAGCAAATCGATGATGTCGTTTTAGATGCCGCATTAAAGAAAGCCAACTTAAGTCCTGCAGAATTTGCACAAGCCACTCGTACTACAGTGGCAGATGCAGCCAGCATTATGCAAGGATACTCCGCCTTAGCACGTACACTAAAACGTGTTGCAGAACTTGATCCTGAAGCAGAGAAGATTATTAAAGATATGTACGGCAAAGATCAAGATGTAACCTCTGCCATGGGATATCTAATGAATGGTATTAGAAGGCTAGAGCGAGAATCAAAGGCTTTAGTTGTATCCAGTATTGCAACTACCACACGTAACATGATGGGCACTACCATGGGTATGACATGGGATGCTGCCTCACGTCTGTTAGAAGGTGCCCTATACACAACAGGCAAAGTATTAAAAGGTGCGGCAACAGGAACATACGAAAGAGGTGATCTTACAAAAGGATTGCAGACTACTATTCGTGATGCTTTTGGTACACTTACCTACCTCACAAATGCAGGCATTACTGCTGAAGTAACTGAAAAGATTTTAGCAGACAATCCACGCATTAAGCAGCAGCTATTCTCTGCCTTGCAAGAGACAGGCAATGCCCAACTATCTGCTGTATCTCGTATGGCTAACACTTTTAACGTAGCACAAGATGCTTTGTTTAGACGTGCAGCATTTACTGCCAGTGTAGAGAGGCAGTTACGTGCTGTCGGTCTTGACATGTACAAGATCATTGCCGATGGTAAGCAGATTCCTGCTGATGTAATTAAGAATGCAGCAGACGATGCTCTGAAAGCTACCTTCTCGTACATGCCAAAGCCACATAAGGCAGGGCAGGTAACTGTAGAAGCCAAGGCAGAAGGTCTTGCTAACCAGTTTGTAAGATTCTTTGAAGGTCTGCCCGGAGGAAGTTTGGTTGTAACATTCCCACGGTTCATGACTAATGCCATGTCTTTTCAATATCGCTATAGTCCCATTGGTGCTACCTCTGGTGTAGGCGATATGATGAAAGCCAGTACGTTGTTTAGTAAAGATCCTGCACGTGCTGAGAGAATGATGCGGGAAGGCGTTGGTAAGTTCTCACGTGGTGCTGTTGGCACTGCCATTATGTACGCTGCTTACAAGTACCGTTTAGAGAATCAAAACACAGAGTGGTTTAATGTTCAAGGTGATGATGGTTCTACTGTAGACACACGTGCAATATTTCCAATCGGCCCGTATCTAGCTATTGGCGATTTTCTTGCCAAGATGAAACTAGGCAAAGAGGATGAAGCCAAGGTATCTGAAATGGTATCTACTATCGTGGGCATGAAGTTGCCTGCTGGAGCACAAGCAACCTTTTTAGATTCTTTACCTGAGTTGATTGCAACTACTGAAGGCAAAGAAGGCGAGAAGTTAAAAACAGCCATAGGAAAAATAATTGGTGACTTTGCTGGAAGATTCGTACAGCCCGGACAACCCGTGTTTGCTTACTTAGATATGTTTGACAGAGAATCTCAGGTAGTGCGTGATCCCAATGTAATCACTGGCGATGACATTGTCACCGAAGCAGCAATGAACAGAATCAAAGGTAAATTGCCAGCACTTAAAGAAGAGTTGCCTGAAGCTAAGAGATACTTACGTAGAGAAACACCAATGCGTGGTGGGGAATTCTTTAACGTGTTATCAGGTATGCGTGTAGTGCCACGTGTTAACAAGATAGAGGAACAGTTTAAGAAGCTTAGCTTAGATCCTTATACATTCTACGGATCATCTGGAGATAAGGTCTATGACCGTGCTGTTATAGAGAACTCAATTCCCTATGTAGAACGTCTTGTAGGAAACTTTATTGAGTCGGAAAGATTTAATCGAATGACACCGACTCAGCAAAAGATTGCACTCTCTGAAAACATGAGCATGGCATTGGATATTGGTAGGCAGTTAACACAGGGAAGGATGACTGTCTCTGATCGTGAACGTGTCGATAAGCTGACGTTTAATAAGTTGCCACAGAGAGAACGTAAGGCTATTAACGAGTTGTACGCCAAAGATAATAATGGGCGTACGATGGACGAAGATAAAGCGTACAACCAAGTCTACAAGTATCAAGCACGTATATCTGGATTCAGATAAAAAACAGGGGGCACTAAGCCCCCTGATAGTTTGGTGCTGACAGTAGGACTTGAACCCACGACCTACTGATTACAAATCAGTTGCTCTACCAACTGAGCTATGTCAGCTACAACTTAAATGCGCTGAATGCTGTATCCCAGATGGGTATAGCCACGGTCAGAGTTGTGTCCTTTGCTACGAATCAAACGCTTCAGCAGAGTACGTGCTGCTTCATATGATTTAAATGACACACGAAAAGATTTGATTTTAAGTTTACGACCATTGAGTTTGACTACGTACATACTAACTCCTTCTTTCTAGGTTCTCAAAATAGGCAGCATTGAATCCTCGCTGCCACTCTTTGCCCTGAACAGTATCGGGCTTGTATGGATTTCCAAGCCACCCTTTCTTGAATGCAAACTTGCCTTTGTCAAACTGAATAGACAGAGGTGCTGTACGTTCTTTCTTGATGTGTTGAGTATCCATACGGTCCCTATTATATCTCACAGGTAGAACCAGTGCAAGCAAGTGTCTGCACACCTTCGACATTATCGTCATGCTCAACCAAGACATCCCAGTGAATATCCTTTGGCATCTTAGCTAACAAAGTTTCGTAATCCTCTTTGGAGCACTCCTCATATGGAGCCTGTCGATACGTGCCACCATCGTAAGGCAAGAAGGATACCCCACTGATCTCATCGAAGTTTCTCCACACCCAAGCACCCACATCCATCCACTCCTCTTCCTTGACAGAGATAGTGACAGAAGGTTTGTGCTCACACCAATGCCGTTGATACATTAGCCACAGATCTAAATGCTGCACTGCATCTAGATCCTCACGGGTACGAGCGTGGTCTGGTGATTTCATTGGGAATGAAAACACTACAGTGCTCTCAGGACGCATGACACAGTCTTCTGCAGGTACTCCAGCCTCTATAAGAAACGCCGTAAGAGGATCTTTTTTATCTCCCCTAACCCTGCGAATGTAATAATCACTATGTCGAGTATGAATACCAGAGGCAGAATCAACAAGTTGGCTAACAGTGCCACTAGGTTTGACGCAAGTAATAGCAGTAGACTGAGGGATTCCCAGATTTGCTGCAAAGTCCATGTTGGTGCTAACGGCGACTTGGCGTAGCTGTTCAAGATTCTTCTTAGTGCTGTCACAGATTGTACCCATCCATTCGTTATCAAGAATACCAGTTAATGATACACCCAACAGACGCTCTTCTTCAGTGTTCTTCTGCCATATCTTACGTAGATAGGGGAAGTGTGTAAGTGTAGATTGGAACGTGCCAAGTATGGTAGCAATACGCACCTTGCGTGACAAGGATTCCAGTGTGTCTTCCTCACGTACTACTACTTCTGTGAGGTTACAAAATTGATATGGCCTTAATATAATTTCCGAGCAGGGATTAGTTCCAAAGTCATAGTCACTGTCCCGTCTGCCATTCTTCTTTGCTTGAGTCTTACTTGCGTCCCTAGAGAAGATGCCTCGTTCTCCAGAATGACTGTTGTAAAGGCTTGTCCATTCTGCAAGAAACTGTCCAATATCTGGTTTAGCGTTGTAAGTTGCTGAGTTGTTAGCCAAAGCCCGTTGCCCGTTATGTGTCCACCAGTCTCCAGTTTTTGCATGGCGCATCCTATCGTCTTCTAAATCTGACAAGCTGATCATTGCCGATCTACGCACCCCACCCACAACAACAACTTCCCCGATCTTGCACAGAATATCATGGCATTCGATTGATGTAAGTTTCCTACCAATTGCTGATCTAAACTTGGCAATAGTAAACTTAAATAATTCATCCAGAGGCGCAGGCCCAGAAGCTCTCCCCCCAAAAGTTTTAAGTCTTGCTCCGGCTGGGCGGATCTTGCTAAGGTCATACTTTGCCACCTCCCCAGAGTATAGTAGAGCGATGAGTTGACGTAATGCTTTAGCCCAGCCTTCTTTGGAATCTGCAACAGAAATAACAGTCTCAGAATCAAACAACTGGTCCGGCACTTCAGGTAGCTGGTCGACATATCTGTGCTCCACAGAGAATCCTACACCCGTACCACACAATAAAATATACATTGCCTCATCAAAGGCTTTTGGGTCATCTATGGGCAGATAGGAGCAGTTGTACCCTGCGGTATTGTCTCTGTCCAAAGCCTTGCCAGCGGTCATTATAGCCCTCATAGAAGGCATTACTTCTAGGTTGATGATTGCATCTCTTAGCTCTTTGTATAAATCATCTGTCACAGTGTAGTTAAACTTCTCCCGTAGATGTTTAACCATGAATGTTGTGTACCGATTGACAGTCTCCTCCCAGTGCTCCCTGCGTTTCATGTCAGAAAGGTAGCGTGAGTACCGGGATTTGGCTATGTAAGTTGAATAGGGGGTCATTAAATCTCCAGAATTATAGTGAAAAAAATAGGGCACTTTCGGATGAGTGCCCCGGGATCATATAGTTATACAGATTGGCCTCCTAATAGCAAGAACTTTTTTATTATTAAACGCTGTCCCCTTTTAACAAGAGGGTTTCTACATATACTATTGCCTCTTGTTCGCACAAGAAAAACTTAACGTGTCCCTCGTACCGTGTTGCATGATACGCCACTACAACTATTTGATCAAATGCCTGAGATACTTTAACAATCCAGTCTCCCTTTCTAATAGCATTAATGCTTACCAGTCGAACTATCATTAGAGTGAAGCTGTTGTAATGCTTCTGAACCTTCGATGATCTCTTGCAAACGCTGTGCTTTCTCTGCACAAATCTCGTCTACAGTTTCTTGCACACCGGGATATCCTTCTTTCTCAAGGAAGCTGGCAAAGCGTTGTAATACTTCAGGCCAACTGCAATCACTGTCCATTTGAAAATCATAAGACAGTCTCGTGCCATCATCAAAAGATACAACCCAACTGTAATGTTTTAAACTAAGCATTGGAACCTCTGTTTCTAATCTCATGTGCAATGTAATCACGCACACTGTAAGGGGGCATTGAGTGCGGCTCCCCCAAGCCAGTTACTTCAGCAAGTTTAGCGCAACACTCTCGCTCTTCTTCCACCGCACGTTTAACTTCTGCATCAATGATGCTGCGTAGGTGTTGCATGGTAATTAAAAAGTCTTGACTATAGAACATGGTCTGCCACTTTCAATTCAATTAACTCATCTGGCGTTAACCACACGTCACTGGGTGGCAAAAGCTTACGCCGTATTGTTGATGCATCTAATCCTGTGTTGTCTCTTAAAAGATTAATCATTCTTTGATTAGTGTACTCTGCTGATTTCATGTACGACTTTATGTCATGGTGCTTACCGTCAACACAGTCAGAAAACTGGTGGGACATTGTGTTGGCATTCTTGCCTATAAAGCGAAGTCCTTTTGTGCCACTTGAAAATATTAAGAAAGCTGCAGACATGACATTGCCAACACCAACAGTACGGATGTTGTGCTTGGTGTATCGCATCATGTCGATGAGGCAGAATGCATCATCTAAATAACCGCCCATGGAATTGACATACATTGTCAGCGTATGGTGGCTGGGTTTATTATTTTCAAATATCAACCAGCGAATAGCGGCATCAACAGAATCAGAATCAATCATGCCACTGAGCACATACGAATTAGAATCCAGTATGCCACGATCAATGACATCGGCTGCACCTAACCCTGCATATGGATCTGCTTGTTCTTCTATATCCTGTTTTATATTTAGCATGGTATGGTAACGTACAAAAGAGTATTGATCGGTACTTGATAAAACATTTCTCCACTATACACGTATTTGTTTGGAACCTCAACTAACGGCGAATCCAACAGAGCTTGAGTGCCACAAACAAATGCATGCGTTTGTTCTTTGTTTATAACTAAAAACACACACGGCATATCCAGTTCAGTAAATTTCTTTTTACGTGCTGGTATTTGCAATGTGTCGTACTGGAAAGTGGGTCCAGACCACACCCGCTTGATCTCGACCTCTGAGTAAAACACTTCCCACCCCGTATTTACAATAAGATCTGCGCCGTAGCGGTCTGGATTATCCTCAACCGTATAACCAAAACTACCCCAATACCTTTTACCCGCTGCTCTAGCAAGTGTGTCATTCTCTTGGTGTAGGTCTTTACTAAACCTTTTCTTTACTGTCATGCGTGATCAATCTCTACTTTAGTTGCACCAACTAGATCTGCATTTATGTCGTACATGGCGTCTGTTACTGCCTCTTGTATGACTTCAATTAAATACTCTGTATTGGTATATGCTGTTGGCATATTGTCCTCATCAAACTCGACATAAAATTTAACTTCTGCTGTAACCATGCCAGCCTCTTACCAATTGGTGCCTTCTGTTTTCTCAAGAAGCTCAGTCATCTTCTCAAGATACCACTTAGCTTTACGTGCATCCTGAATGGGTTTGCCCTTGTGCCACATTCTGATTACGTACTTCAGCACATTGCCGTGACAGTAGTTAATTGTTTCGTATGGGCCTAGTGTGTCTAGGATTACATCGATAGTTTCGTACTTACCGAAGTTGTAATGGGCTGGTTTTTGTACTTCATCCAAACCTTCTTTGTTCTGTTCTTCATAGTTTCTATTGGCAGCAGAACTCCACTCTGATGGAGAAGCATCATCGATAGATGCTCCCTGTGTCTGACGAATGATGTCGCCCAGTGTCTTTGCTTTCATGCTGTCCCCTTTGTCTTAGTCCACTGGTCAAGTTGCACTACGTTATCGGGAGTTAACGATTCTGCTTGATCATTTTCTTCACGAAGCTTTGCCATGTAAACGGACACACGATTAGCAAAAGTTGAATCTGAATTCATCAGTTGGAAGCAGGCAACCAATCCATTGACCATGTATAGCAAGTCTTCAGCAGACTCCGCCGACAGATCCGGTGAGGGCATGGCGACAATGTTTAAGTTAACCGTTCCATCCCATTTACCTGCTTGTAAATTAGGGCGCACTACCAGTGCAATATCATTATCATTAAGCGGTGCCATCATCTGTCTTCCTTCTATGTGGATAGTTGATAAGTTCAGGGTAAAATATTTTACTACGTGTTTTCTCTTTAAGCCATGCTTCAGGTATTTCTTTATCGGCATAGATAAATCCGTGCTTGGTACACCAATCCCCGTAAGTTGTCTTTGATACTTTTGATAGCCTACGTTTACTACTTTCAAATACAAATCTAATTTCAAGATTCGCATGTTGTTTCTTTACCAGTAAATGCTTACGTCTATCTTCGGCAGTAAATAATCCTTTGGTTTCAATAATGATTCCATTCTCAAGTATAAAGTCTGGTGTGTACTTTCTGTACTTAAGATCCTCCCATTCGACTTTAACTTTTTCATAAATAAATTTAATGCCAAGTTCCTTGAGTTGATCTTGTATCTTGACCTCAAGTCCACTTCTGTACCCATGCTTCTTGGCAGCATAGAATTGTTTTTTATTAAAGGTCACGAAGCTCTTTAATCTTTTTTGATCTTGACATACGAGACCATCGGCGGATGTTCTGCCCTGCTGACCAATGATGGTCTTTCTTCAAGGTTATCCCAACACGCATATCTGTAGGAACACCATCCACACTCTTTGTCCAACACAAGGTTGCCCGTAGGTTTGCCTCTATAAGTCTCTTCAACAGGTGCGTAACAACGGGTGAATTTATTCTCTTGTAAAGCAGATGCTTTCTCGCCAATCTTCTGTACTTCCGTATCAACATCAAGTCCTGTCGCCGGTACATACTTAAACTCTCCCTTTGCTTTGTTGATAACCCACCATCCCCCTGCCTTTACGTCCATGGCTCTGGCATAGCCTGCAAGCTGTGCTACATAACCAAAGGAATCGTTAGATGCAAGCGTGTCATAATCAACAAACTTATTACGGTAAGACCAATCACTAGCAGACTTAACATCATCTACTGCTCCGTCTATTGATAGATCGGGTGTGCCTTGCACCTCGTACCCGTCCACCTTCAGTGTGACCTTCTCGCCATTGGAATATACAACGCCTGCCTCTGTGAGCAGACCTTTGAATACAGCTTCCACAATATCACCAATCATCATATTCATCAGGAAGTTTGATGACATTGTGGTTGCTTCTTCAGGACGATTCTTTTCAAACCACAACTGGCAGTACGGTCTGCCAGCGTTTGACATACGTAATGAAAACTCTCTAGACTTCTTATCAACAAACTGCCGAACTAAGGCAGCACGTACATCGTCAGTGATCTGATTGATAGTCTTCTCACTGACAGAAGCTTTGCCAGTGCGTACTTCTTCGATGTACTGGTGTACCTTTAATTCGGCAGGATGTTGCATTAAGCTGCGTCCTTTATCTCGACATCAACAAACTCATCCACTAACTCTTCGTCTACATCACCAGCACCATTATCACGTGCTTCATTGAACTGCTTGATGATGTAGTCATTGTAGTTATCAATCCACTGATTGAAGTCAGCGAATGTCTTTTGATCTGCATCTACCAAAGGAATGGCAGAGCTAAGATCAAGAGAAGCAAGAGGTAGGAAATAAGATTCCCCATTGGGAAGTCCCTTTTCTTCTGTATCTAAAGTAATCCAATGCTGGGGCAGTAGGCGATTCTGCTTAGCCATCTGTGTAATAGGGGCACCCATAGTCTTGAAGGCATCCTTATTATCGACTTCCCAAATGAAAGGCAACAGCAGATCTTCCTGCTCTTCGCCTTGTGCATTTAAGACAGACTTCATCTCTACCGTACCAAACAGGACACGAACCCGTTTGATGGATTTAATCAGAGATTGCATATCGGAAGGCAGAGACTTGTAGTCTTCAATCCAACCACTTGGCTTACCACAATTAAATCCACCTTCATTATCCCGAAGGTCAGACTTCAGGTCAAGGGCCATGATGGTTTTAACAAACCGATTCTTATCGCCCTCTTTGATAAACCGCTTGTACATGAACCGCTGATTGAACAGCCGAATACGTACGCTGTTTGAAAACAGTGTAGCTTTCTCTGGGATGTCCAACTTGTACATGCCAGCAGGCACAACTTCTACCTTACGCTTCTTGCCTTTGACTTCGTCTTCACCCATCACGCCAGAGTGATCGATACGTAGGCGTGGCAGGATGGATGATTTCTCTTTCGATTGATCTGCCTGCATACCCATTGCTGCAGCAAGAGCACCAAAGTTTGATTCATTATTTACTAACGCTAGTTGTGACATATATTTACCTTTCTATTAAGCAGCTTTCTGATCTAACCAATTTAAACCTAACTTAGCTTCAAGCAACAGTGGCACATTCATTTCAATGTTCCATCGTTTCTTAATCAGGTTGTGTATCTCATTTTGTACACTCTCAATAATGAGAAGCACTTCCTTTTCTTCGTCAGGGTGAACGTCTATCACGATTGAATCGTGTACTGAATTTACCACCACTGAATGCATCCCGTCAAGCTTATTGTAAATCTCCACAAGAACCAAGGGTACGATGTCTGCAGTGGCAAACCCCTGCACCGGATAGTTCTTAATGGCTGTGAAGTTTGTTACTGTACCATCCCTCCTGCGCTGGACATTCGGGAACGAATACTCCCTGCCACTGGGGATCTTGACCATCCTGTATCCCAGTGCCTGTTTAGCCAACACCTTATGCCACGCAGCTACCCCTTTATATTTTTCCATGAAGTGCTGGTAGTAGGCTGCTTCTGCTGGGGTTCTACCGTATCCAGTGGCTCCGTAGAGAGGCGCAAAAGTATGCGCCTTAGCTTCCTGCCTAGACGTTGTCTGCCCAGCGTCCGTAATAATCTTCGCCGTATACGAGTGTACATCGAATCCTTCCGTTACCTCTTTCATAGCCACAGGATCTTGGGACAGGAAGGCAGCTACCCTAAATTCTAGCTGGGCAAAATCTGCCTCCATAACCTTACCATTATTAAATCTAGACACAAACACTCGCTTGACTGGGAACGTACCGCCACGTGGCATGTTCTGCATGTTTGGATTACTGCCACTGAATCTGCCAGTAGCTGTGATGTGCTGGTTCAATCTAACATGAAGCATACCATCTAACTTCTTAAATGTTAGAATGCCATCTACAAAGTTAGATAGATAACTATCTAAGGCAGACAGTCGCTTAACACTACTAAGAAACTCTTCGGCAACTGTCATTCCTTTGGACTTTGCCACTCGCTCCAAAATCTCAAGGTTCTCTTTGGCAGTGGCAAAACCATTAGCACTCGCCCACTTGACCCCGGGTGCCGTGAACCTAAGACCAGCCATGTCTTTAGTTGCTTTAAATAAATAGCCTTGGCCTCCGCAAGTACCACACTTAGTAGCTTTCTTGAAGTCGGTTCCATCTTTTTTCTTTTTGTGTTTACTACCAGCCCCGTCACAATCCGGGCACTTCTCTGCCTTGGTCTTATACACCGTAGTGAAGTGCTGCTTTACAGCATTTTTAAAATCAGCATCTGTCATGTTAGGTGTGACTGCAGCAGCCCATTGGTTTTTGTCTTTGGGTTTACGGCTATAAATAACCCATGACAATTGCTCTGGACTATTCAGATTGATAGGTGTATCTCCCATCAGATCCGATACCATCTTCTGTAATCTATTTTCTATGGCAGATTTTTCTGATTCAAACTCCTCTTTTACAGAGGACAATTGATCAGTGTCTATCCTGAATCCTGTGCAATAGATACGTGCTAGGACGTAGCAGACTTCATTAGTAAGTTCAATTGTCGATTGTAAACCCGCATCCTTCGCTGTCTGCAGGCGAGCATGTAGTGCCTGATATACTCCCTCGGTGGCTCCAATATCGTGCTGTAAATATTCCGACAGTTCAGCGTGTGGTATGTCCCTTGTAGAAACATTGTTCTTGAAGTATGTGTCCAAGGTAGTTTGTTTTTGCACGTCACACTTATATCTTTCAGCTACAGCACTAAGGTTTAATGGCATCTTGTTACCACGTTGCATTACGTACTCTGCCAGCATGGTATCAAACACTTTGCCCTTGTAATTAAATCCTGACTCCCACAGCCAAGGCAAATCGTGGGCTAGGTTGTGACCTACCAGTACATCAGCAGAGTCAAGGTAGTCTTGTATTACATCCCTGCCATTCTTTGTTGGTGGTACATCTGCGTGATCAAAGGTTGCAATGTACGTGTCTTCATCACCAACAAACTTACACCCAATCATAACCAAACTATTGCCAGTCTCAAACGGGTCTAAGTGTTTCTTACCGTCCCGATTAGTTACAGTATTTTCTACATCAAGTATTAGAACTTGCATCGTTGTTATTCCATTGTTTCATTAATTCGGTTAGTCCGGCTACAAGATATTCTGCTTCTGAATAATCCATACAAATGTAATTATCTTGATGTGATGATATCCAAGACGGAAACTTTGCAATGAATCCATTGCCCGTGTCTTTAATCTTGCATAACAATTTATTTTCCTGTGCGTATTCCGGGCCGGATAAAAGTTTTACTTTGCCTTTTGACACAATTATTTTTGCATCTGTCATGATGAATATACTCCTGTCCTATAATCAAACTCACAATTAACAATCCTATGCACACCCGTAATCTTGTTCTTGACAATATTCAGATACCGCATGCCATCGTCTTCAGTCTGATCATTCAGTGGTGGGTTACGTGCTACCAATATCATAAGGTCAGACTCACCAGCAAGTCCAGTCTTACTGCCTTCGATCATAGCCTGAGATAAAACAATCTTGCCTTCAGCTTCAGCACTTAGCTGTGTGCAGTACACTACCAAGCAGCCGTACATCTTACCAAGGTTACGTGCGTAGATTGCGTTAGCCTTCAGTGCCTCTGCACTATTGGATGCAGATCCTGCTATAGCATCCTCAACAAACTTACTTCCAATGTCCAGCACGACAATGTCAGGCTGATGCTTTTTGATTACTCCTTCTGCCCACGACATCGTCCTGCCTGTTGCATCCACAAACTTTAGGTTATCCCTTATCGGATCGTAAAACCTATGTGCTTGTGTTTTATCTTCAGATATCTGATGCATGGTCATGCCAGTGCTGGCAGTTAGATATCTGCTGGCTACTCGCTCTGGCTTTTCCTCATTGCATAGTATGAGTATACGTGCTCCTTGTGCCGCCCATCCATTAGGTGCAGCACACAGGCTGGCGTGGAACGAGGATTTACCGACATTGGATCTTGCACCGATGACGAAGAGCATTCCGCTGTCGAGTCCGGCAACGGAGTGGTGCAAGGTTGGGATATTAAACTGCCACTTTGTATTGGTGCTGGCACGTTCGATAAGGTTGTCAATGGAGTTGTCGACATAGTTGATCCTTATGGATGGTGTGAAGTCATCTTGATAGTTGTTGATTAGATTTCGTAGTGGTTCAAGACTTGTCTTATCCCCATTAACAAAATCAAAACCAAGGTTAGCAACTTCCTGACCCACCACTTGCCTGAACAGATTGCTGAGTACGTCTTGTGCTACATCTGGGCTGAGTGTGTCTGCCTTCTCCATTAAGTGGAAGGTCATGCCGTAGGAATGTTTTTGTGCTGTAGTTAGTGTGGGATTTGATGCAAAGAATAAAGCTTTTATTTCGTCCAGTGTTATGTCTTTATCATACTGTTCCATTGCACTGTCAATGGTTTGCTTAATCTTACGGAAGTCTTTACCGAATAATTTCTCAGGGCACTTTGATCGTGCCTCCTGATAGAACTCTTTATTCAGCAGGCTTTTAAGTAGGGCTAGTTCCATGTGCTGTCTACCGTTTCAATTACGTGTTTGAGTTGAGTGACATCGTCTTCCTCCCTGTATTTTAAATCATCATGCAGGGGGAATGCAACAGCTTTGACACCATTGGACTTAAGCTCTCGGGTTATGGTGATTGTGCTTTTCCTAGCATCAGGATCTAAGGCCACAATAACCGAAGCATACCTGTGCAATAGTCCCACGTGTTCTGTAAGTAATGTCGTACCAAGTAAAGCAAAGCCTGTCCCCCCTAAAGTTTCTACAACAGCAGCCGATACTGCATCTTCTACAACCACGGCAACTGGCCCAGTGCCAGTGATGTATGCTGTCCGTGCCTCGCCATAGCGTAACCACTTTGGCTGTGCATTGACAATGCTACGTCCGATAGCGTCCACGATTACACCATCTTGCGTAATTGGGAATACGACCCGTTGCTCTGCAACATCGTAACGTAGGCCAAGATGATCGTGGTCTAGGCCGTATTTATCTGCGTATGGTTTGGTGTAGGTGCTGTCATACACCACCTGCTGCGGCATTACAAAAGGTGCAGGTGCCTTAGCATTTCTAAACCCATTGTTAAGGAGGTATTGTTTGATGTCATCAACAGTGAGGCCAACACGGACAGCCCCACTGATGTTGCAGCTATTAGAGTAGCAGTTATAAAGTAACGTCCCATTGTCATTGCTTACCGTAAATGTTTTATCTCTCTTGCATACGGGGCAACTACCCCTGTGTGTCATGCCCACTGCAAGGTTTAACTCTTCGATCTTTTGAATCAACTTTGATTTGTTCATTCTCTTTATCCAATAAATGTACTGTCTTCCTTAACTCGGTGAGTGCTACGGTAAATGCTTTCTCTTCCTCTGTCATCCACTGCCAAGTGCTGATCTCGGTGAGAGTACGGAAACAAGATACACAATAGGTATTGGAATTGTCTACCTTACACATACGTACACAGGGACTAAAGTTTGAATGGGTACTCAATTTTTGTTTGCTCCCAAGGTCTAGGGTGTCCATGAAAACAGATGACTTTATCTGTAGGCTGTATTCCAAGATGTCTGTCGTGGGCTTTGTAAGATACTACACCGGTGCATATGTCTTGCCAGTAGTGTACTTCATAGTCTTGCAGTGCGTACTCAAGGAAGTCTTGGTCACCGTAGAAGTCGTATGTACATTGTGTGTACAAGTCGTACACAAACTTTACAGACTTGCTCCAGTACATCATGCCTGAACCCATTGCCTTTGGATTGACAGGGGTCAGTGTGTACCCACGATAGAAATCACGGAGGATGACGAAGTCTTTAGACTGTGCTGCATGCACCAAACTGGTGCAGTCATTCACTAAGATGGTGTCTAGATCGAAGTACAAGCATGGCTCTTCTATCTTAAAGAGTTCAAGCTTTGACCACCATCCCTTCCAGTTGTGTACTAGAGGGATGTATTCGCAATTGCTTAGGTGTATGTCCGTAAGACATACGAATGTGTGCGTAGGTAAAAAATCCCTGCACATGTCACGTAAGTTGTAGACATGGCAGGGACTGTATTCTCCTCCGGTTTTTAAGACGGAGGCAACAATCATGCTTTAGTAAAGTGACGAAGCAAGTTGTTGTTCTTAATCCAGCTTTCGATATCCCAGTTCACTGGGTTTGTAGCTGCACTTACAAACATCAGCATCATGTCATTAAGTTCTTTGACAGTCATATCGGGCTGCGGTTTGTATTGATACTTAAATCCATCCACAAAAAATGTGATCTCCCCGATGGGAAGTTTCAGTGTGGTTGGCTGTGCCTTTGTTGTTGTTGTAGCTTCTTCTTTTACATCTTCAGTCATAGTTTTTCCTTTCAGGTTAAAGGTTCACCAGCATATACCTCACCCCCGGTGCGCCTTGGCAGTAGGCTATCATGGTTCTGACGGGCTGTCAATGCAACCCTAGCACCTGTAAGGGTATTCTTTATGTACGGTTTGAGACTGGCTGGGGAAGCATGCCCAGTGACCATCATGATGTTGGTCAGGGGAACCCCGGCATCGACCATCTCAGTCGTGCCAGTACGGCGCATGTCCATGAGCCACAGATCCGAGGGCAGTCCTGCTGCCTGCATGATCTCCCTGCCCACAGTGCTGAATTCAATCTTGCCGTAGTACCTCGGTGTGTACACAAGATTGCCACAGTACGGTGCAACATACGGCTGGTTACCCACCTCTTCCTTCTGTTGCTTGAGCATTGCCAGCAGATCATCCGAGATCGGTAGTTCTACCCTGCTCCTACGTTTGGATTGCTCTAGGTACAATACCCCACTATCCAAGTCAAGATTCCCCCACTTCAGGGTACGCATATCGCCTAGCCTTTGGCACCACTCAAAGGACATCTGTACTATCAGTCCGATAGAGCGCCATTTAAATTGGCTATAAGCGGTTTGTAAGAAGAGGTTGATATCCCCCCTAGTCCACACTACTTTGCGGGGCTTGTAGGGCTTTTTAGATAGGTTCCTGAAGGGATTTGAGTCAGCATATCCCCTTTGGATTGCGTAGTTAAAGAACTTACTGGCTACAGCTTGGGTGTGGTTAGCGAAAGAGATACCCCGTTCTGCCCACTGATCGTATGCCTTCTGTGCCTTTGGGGTATTGAGTGTGCCGAAGTACATCAGTCCTATCCGTGCACGATCCACCACGGTATCAAGGATAGTGTTCAGGCAGTACTTGTAGTCGTACTGGGTACGAGGACCAAGCCTTTTAAAGTCTAGTGATTGGTAGTATTCATCCAGTACGGTAGCTATCTTATTTCTTTTGCTCACGATTATTCGTCATCGGAATAGTAAAAGCTTTCATCAAACACAAAAGGTTCACCCATAGCAGTACACTTGATGAATCGCTTGTAGTCTGACGGGATCATGTAATACTCAAGCAAGCACTTGATTGCTCTCATTCTTTCGCTAAGGGTTAGTGTGTCTTCAAGTTCGTACTCATCTTGCAGCAATTCTTTTAAGTGCTTACCGTATTCTTGAAGCAGAATCATGATTGCAATTACGTCTGCTCTTTCCGAATCAAGATCAAGCTCGGTTACTACATGTACTTTTTTCATGGCAATCTCCTATCTAGTAGCCATTAAATATAAACCCACGTTTGAGAATGCGTAGCCTGCATAGACCACCATCATGGGCATGTTGCCTTTCATGCCTTGCTCTACGGATATGTACGCATAAATTAATCCGGTTACAATAATCAGCCAAGAACTCAAAGCTTGTTCTCTTTCTTCCAGTACTTACGGTTCTGTTCACCGATCCATAGGCCAGCACACACTGCCTCTAGTTCTTGCGATGGCGGGTTAGACTTCAAGGCGTAATGCATGCCTACTTTGAATCCTTCAGCATGGGCACGATCTATTTGGCTATCGATAAGTATCCAAAGCAATCCGACTGCAGATAGAATGGCAATGATCTTCATGTGTTCTTCTCCTTTAGTTTGGCTTGCAAAACCTTTGCAGAAAGTCTCCAATTAACGGCGTGTGGTAATCCGCCATCAATCTTGCACTCTGCAATCTCATCATCCGTCAGCCCAACCCATTCACGCTTTGGTGGTGCGGTGTAGAAAGCAACGCCCTTTGTGTTCTCTCTGTTTTGTACCCACGCATCAAGCCGCATGTCGTAACGAAAGTAACCATAAGGCTCTTGTTCCGTCTGCGCTAGTGCTTGGCGTAGGTCAGTCATTCTTCTTTCTCCAACATGTGATTTAAAAACTCAACTTCCTCCTGCAGCCTACGTAATTCTTTAGCTGCTTCCTTACAGTACTGCTCAGGCCAAGGGGCACCACACCCACATTCAAATGCAGCCCATGCATGGCATGTGCACCCCTCGCCAGATGACTCTAGCAAATTGGCTAGACGTAAAGCATTAGGAAGTATCTTTTCCATTTTGTGCTTTCTGTTGATTATGAAAGTTAATTAACTCAATGTTCTGTTTGATCAACAGTTCATTGGCTACCCGCAATTCATACTCCAGCCTATCATTACGAGCACGTACAAGATTAATCTCTGTCTCCAGCATAGACACTACGTTGTGGTGATACTCTAGTGC